TTGAGAGCCTGACCAGCGAGACCAGCTACGGCACTGATACCAGCAATCGTTGGTGTGATCCATGCCATTAGCTGAGTTCCTTCAGGTATCCCTGCTCAATGAGCCTGTATCCCAACTTGGGAAACAGAGGCTCCACGTCGTAGTCAGTGCGGTGCTGGTGTGTGATAAACCGCACACCACGTGCACGCAGCACAGGTTCAGCTTCAGCCATCAGCTTCCTGCCGATGCCCTTACCACGGTGATCAACACCCACAGCAAGGATGTCACACGCAGCGTTGATCACACCGATGTGGTGCAAGTGCGGGTAGATATGATACATCACGAACCCGAGCAGTGTGTGGTTCTCACGCGCAGTCATCAGGATCAGGTTGCCGCTCTGACACAGGTTCGAGTATGCGAGCCAATTCATGCGCAGCGGTGGCAGTCCTTCACTCGCAATGGTGCGCATGAAGTAATCCTGTAGCAGCGCGTCAAGCTGCGGATACACCTGCACGATCGGTTCGATCTGCAAGTCCATCACCAAATGCGTCCACCACCGAACAGCAACACAATCACGATGATCAACAACACCAATCCAATACCACCGAACCCGTAGTGTCCATAGTAACCACCACGGTATCCATAGTAGCCACCACCAAACCCACCGAACACGATGAGCAGAATGATGATCAGCAGAATGAGACTCATCAGAATGATCCTGTATTGCCGAGGCCACGCTTCTGCTGTTCTAGAATGTCTGGCGCAACGTAGGCAGGTGACGTGCCTGCTGTCCCACCAAGTGGATTAGCTGCGTTCGGGTTCTGTGCACCCTGCACTGCACCACCTGCATTGATGAGTTCACTCAGATCAGCGAACTTCGTCTGGCCAACTGCATTGCGGAGTGCACCACCGAAGTCACTCGTAAAGCCTGCTGCTTTGTTTGCAGCAGTGCTACCATACGTGCTGGGATCGAATGTCGAACTCAGCGTCAGGTTGTTCACATCACTACGTGCACCACTAATATAGTCATCCAACGACTTGCGATCTGTCGCCAGGATGCCCTGTCCCAAGTTCTGCACCGTGCTGGTAGCAGCAGCCTTCTTCTGGTTCAGTGCATCGAGTGCTCCCTGGTAGCCAGCACCAGTCAGTGTGCCACGCTTCTGTGCATTGGTTAGGCCAGCCATCAGTGGATCGAACTGCTCATTCACCAGACCACTAACATATTGTCCAGTTAGTGTATCAGGCAATGCAGTCTGTGAATACGTGGGACTGAACGTTTGGTTCAGTTTGTTGGTTGCCTGTGTGCGCTGTCCACTCGTGAGGTTGCCGAGAATTGTGTCACCAAGATTAGTAGGAAACGCTGCACTCGGGTTCGGGTCCAAATCCTGCACAGAATGGAACTGCCGCTGCACAGCAGGCAAGATGTCCGACTCCCAATACTTGCCAGGGTCCAGACCTTGCTGCCGGAACTGATTACCAATCGCTGTCACAGCATCATCATATGCTGACTGCCTACTACCCTGGAATGCTGTCTCCTTGTCAGCAGCAGCTTGCGTTGCAGTAGCAGCAGCGGTATCACTCGTTGTCTTCTCGCCAGTCTGTCGCTGCGCAATCTCTTCATTCAGCTTCTGTGATCCAGTCTTACCACCGGTATCAGGCGCCATGCCGTAGTAGCCACCACCGTAACTCATCGGCATGCCTGTGCCACCAGCGCCAGGATCATCGGTGAACGTCATGCCATTCACTGGATCGGTATACACACGCGGTTGCGGTGGCACATACTGCTGACCACCTCCACCGCCACCACCTTTACCACCACCATACGCAGCACGAGAGAACAGATCGGGCTGACCACCATCAGTGAACATCACGCTATCCTCTCATACTTGTAGATGGTGCCAAACCGTGTGAAGCCCATGTGTCGATACAGTGCATCGACTGCAACGGTGCGAATACCGGCAACGTCTCCTGATTGAACGAGTAGTGCCCCCTTGGTATCAAGGCACCAATCGACAAAGCCACGCATGAGACGCATGCCAATCGCAGCACGCTTCGGTGTGCCTTCACGCACATACCATGCATCCTCCACACCCATGCCTCGTGGACTGAAGTAGAAGGACACGACCTTACCGCACACCGCACCGACGTATCCACCATCATCATCCTGTGCCAACCTGAAGTAGTAGTTCGGATCACTCAGCGTGTAGGTCATCGTGTTGCGGCACCAGTTCCAGTCGAACACAGGTCCATGCTGCCCATACGTGCCGAGACCATGCAATTCCTTAGCAAGCCCAACCGCGTAGCTCAGGTTGTCCATGTCAAGCGGGACAATTTGCATCTACCGCCTGATGCCGCCATGCACGTATGCTAGTGACACGCTGATGAACTTCAACTTGCGCTTGGTCGCACCGAAGAATCGCAGCTTCATCAGCTTGAACTTCGTGGTCCACGCATACAGTCGCTCATCACTGCTGCGCCGCCCACCACCGAACGGAGCATCACCATACGGCACGTTACCGAAGCCACCTGAGTTGCCACCCATGAAGTTCATCTGCAACATCGGCTGGTCAACACCCTGATACGTGATGATGTTATCAACGAATGCTTCTACTGTGAACTCCGCATCACCCTGTGTATCCAGACCGAGATACCGCACCTGCTTGATGTCCATGCGATGCTTGAAGTCAGCCCATGGCATCTCCCACTCGAACGCGATCGGCTCACCACTGCTGCTGTTCACCGCTGGATCATTCAACCGATCAGCATTCGTGTCCACGTTATCGAAGTCATACGAATACAACTTGTTGCCGCGTGCGAAGATCACGTTCTGCAACGCAGTCCTGCATGCTGCCTGCCATATCCACCCGCGCAGACGTGCCCATGCTTGTATCTTCAGTGCAGGGATGTTGGTGAAACTGAAGCACACGGTCTCATTGATCGTCACGCCATCCGCAGCAAACGATGGCACGAACAGCATGTAGCGGAAGTGTCGCAGATCGTAGACTGCGAACACAGACTTGCTGATCTGCGCATGTGTCAGTGGTTGGACCATCGCAGTGATCATCGGATCGATCAGGTGACTCGCCCTGATAGGTCGTAGCGTGTTGAACATGTTCACACGCGTGATCGAATTCACTCCCACATTGTCACAGTAGAAGGTATCGTCTCCCACTGAGATGAGCGACCTGTGCGTGAGGCACCCATACTCTTCGATGAACCCATCGTCGCTGGGAGTGTGCACAGCAGGCGAGCCTGTGTAGACACCCAGGTTAACTGGCAACACTCCACGCTCGAACGTGACCAGCAGCTTGTCACGGTAAGCCACCAGTCCAGTGATCGTAGCGGAACCCAGAGACACGCGAGGACCAAGATCAACGTTAACAGCGTCGTTTGGTGCCGGATCGCCAAAGTATGTCCCACTCGTGCCACGTGCGCTGATGAATAATGTGCTGGGATTGGTGAGCACACCAGCGATGCATGTATACTGTGAATGTGCGATCACATACTTGCCAACAGGCGTGTTGACATTCGAGATCGTCGCTAGATCAACGAGGAACTGCACCAGCAAGTAGTTTGCGTTGGCCGGATCACCACTGATAATCAGCGGCTTGTCACGCCCGTTGCAGATGATCAGGTCACTGTTGAAGATCGTGAAGTATACTTCAGTCACACCGGTTGGCCAAGGCTTCGCGCCGGTGATCTGCATCTCTACAACGGTGCCATTAGCAGCGACCTTATACATTGTGCCGCTGGTCTGCACCGTGATGATATGATCGATGAAGTAGTAGCAATTCACGATGTCAGCACCATCAACTAGCTGGTTGCTGAACAACTTCGTGCCAGGACGCAGAGCCAATGCACCATCAATGCTACGCTCAAGGTTGTCTAGCACCTTGGCGAACTTCGGTGACATGTTCAGGTCGGTGTCGGTAACGTTCAGCCCACCCTCGAATGACCGAACGGTGGACACCTGCAAGTTCGACTGCGGCTGTTGACCGCGTGGGTTTAGATTGCCGCTGGTCTTGTTGAGATACACTACTTAGGCTCCAATGGTTGTGCCATGGTGTCCTCAGAGGTCTGCTGATGCGGTAGCCAGTATCGACAACGTGTATGTCCCGGACGCCACGACCTGGGCGCCAATCCACCAATTATCGGCAGCAGGGTTCATTGTTATGTTCTGAAGGTTGATGCAGCTATTGGTAACGATTGAGAGTGTCGGGACCGCGCGCATATGCACCATGAGCGGAGCAGATGTGGTTAGGTTGGTGCCGGCGCTATTGGTGTTTTGGTTGATGATGAGCAGTTGCGACTGATAAAACCGCTGGCAATTGCTCAAATCATACCGTGGGTCCGGTTTCTCCAGCGGTGTCGCCACGCCGCCAATCTCTAGCTGGACGCCCCAGAGCAACAACGTAAAGCTCTGCACACCGATACCACCCGCAATCGCGTTATTCGTTGCGCCTGAAGATAACCAGAAATACAAAGCAGTGCTGTCGGTTCCTGAATTTGTTCCGAAGGCTTTTCCAGAGACAGAAGGCACGTTGAATGTCAGTGAGTAGCGTTTCCACGCACCGAGCGTGATCGATTGCGCAGTGTTCCATACACCAGGAGAAGGAGAGCCACCCGTTCCAAATAGCTGAAACAAATTGACACCAAGTTTCGGTGTCCCTGCTCCTGCCGCTGCCCAGAACGAAACAGTCACAGTCTTGTTAGAGAGTCGTGAGGCCGACTCAATGTATTGAACAAGCACGTCGAGATCACCAGCACCAGCGGTTGCTGCTGGTGTTGCTTGCAACGCATTTGTCGCACTCTCATCTCCAATGGCAGCTTTATCCGCAATCGTCAGGGAGATGACAAAGGTCGATAGCGTGCCGCCAACAAACGAGTGCACCCACCGATCGGCCGTATATCCTCCAACGGTAAACGGTCCTGTCCCACGCTGTGTCACATCGAACAGCGGGTTGTGGATCAGGTTGCGACCAATATCTCCCATCGACTGCACGGTGAGATTACCGATACTGCTAGTCCACTTCACGCCATCCCACACGTATACGACGCCACCTACGCCTGTGACGCGCTGACCTGTGCTGGGTGAATTGGGGAAATCGAATGCCATGTCTGATCCCTATGCGATCTGCACCCACGCGCCATTCCTGCGCGCATACGTGTGCCCATCAACCGGAGCATCACCAATCGTGCCCGTGTTGGCGACAACAACCCACTGCACCGAGTTCCCATCGCTATACCTTATGTATAGCTGTGTCCCTACACTGTCGAACCACAGGTCGCCAGTCTTGGAATTGACCGGTGCAACATCACTGATCGTGATCACCACGATGGGACTGGATACGTTGGATGTTGCCACCCAATAGTTCGGATACGTTGCACGGTCCTGTGCGAATGTCGTGGGCAGCGGTGAACTCGTGTGCGTCACACGTGCCTGGTATATCGTGGCGTTGCTGCTATCGAGTGCAGTCTGGCCCGCGATGTATTGTGTCGCATTCACCCACTGGCCTGTATAGTTCGGCACAGCCATGTAGCTCGCGATGAACGCATCGATGATGGTCATGTTACCGTTAACAGCATCATCCCATGGGATCGTGTCGAACGGCGGCAACTGCAACTTGAGGAACGGTGTCGTTGTCGCCATCAGACCAATACCCACTGCATCGAGTTGCCGTCATTGTAGCCAACGTATAGACGCGCCCCAACACTGTCGAACCACAGCACGCCGTTGCCTATGGTCGGTGCTGTGTCTGATACCGTAACAGGCGCAGTGACAGTAGTGATCGGGTGCACATGGTCTGCGCGTGCCCATGTTGTTCCTGTGCCAACCGCAGCGACCCCATCCATAGTCGGCAGCGTTGATGACGCCACAGGCACTGCCGCAGTAACTTGTGCTGCTGTCTGATACCCAGCCGGGTTGGTTGCATTGTAGGGCGTATACGTGAGCGCACCAATCACGTCAGCACTGCTCAACGTAATCGCATCACTACGCGAGTTAAACGACGAGACTATCGTCGTGCCAACAGGCAAGTACCGTGTATCACCAGTGCGCTGGTTCAGTGCATCAGTCGCAGCGGTCGCATCACCCACTTGCACGATCTTGTTGTTGAGCATGTAAAGCTGGCCGTAGCTCTGCATGCTGTTGGCGAAGAATGAGGCCGAAAGGACACCCTTCACTCCAATCGATAGAGCGTCTCCGCTACGATCTATACCTGAGCCATCCATATCACCGATAGCCAGGGATGGTGCAGCCAATGTGCCGTTCGGCAGTTGCAGTGTTCCGCTCAGTGTGCCACCAGTGAGAGGCAAATAGACACCGCCACTACCTGTTGCGAGGCGATCCACATACTGCTTTGTGGCAGCATGGAACGTGGTCAGTGGATCAGCCCACAACGTGAGCATGCCCTGCATTGTATCGCCACTGCGATCAACACGCTCACTCAACGCTTGGTTCAGTTTGTCAGCGCGCAGTGGATTTTCACCACGTGTGAATGATGTAGTCACGCGAGTGGGTCCGCATCCAACACGAAGTAGCCACTGTCCACATCCATCTCACTCGGATACCGTGGATCGAGTGCAATCGGGTGCTGTGCGAATGCTGCCTTGATCATCCGCCTGCGGTTCTGTGCCAACACCTGGAACTTGTTCACCTGCGCAGGTATCGTGCCATCGTCCACACAATACATCCAGCATGCATCGTATTGCAGCAGCAACTGATCCAGATACACTGTGTCATCGATGCCAAGCGGCAACCTTGGTCGCTGTCGTGCCCACACCACAACTGCTGCTGTGCTATCTGGTGGATAGACTTTGAACGGTCGCCCTGGTGTCGTGTAATCGGGCGCCATGTAATGCGTGCTCAGTCCGCGGTTCATCGCGAACGGATTGACACTCTGTGGCAACTCGCGTAGCTTCCTGTTCGTGCCATCACGAAACACCGCTGCGATGTCGTGATACTCGGTGATCATCGCGAGTGGACCAACGAGGTCTAGAGTCAAATTACCAGTCGTGCCATCGAGTGGTATCGGCCCGAGATAGCACATGTAGTCGGGCCACCACATCTCTTCCAATTCGAGCAGCAGTGCATCCTGCACGTGCTGCTGTATCCTGCCCGACGCATACACCTGCGTAGCGATGCCAGGCACCTGTGACAGTTCATTGATGACCGCGTTTACAATGTCCCGTACAACTGCTGGCATCGCCTCGCTCCTTACGCAGCAGCTTGTTGCAATCCCATCAATCCACCACGGTTGGCAGTATTCACGTCATTCACCATGTCGAACACAGCACTGATGATGTTCGTGCCATTCATCGCCGTGGTGGTAGTATAAGCACCGCGCGGATCGAGCGTGACGTTCGTCTGCGGATCAACCAGAGACGGAGCCTGTAACGTTCCCGCAGCCGCAGTAACGCCGTTACCAACTTCATACCCACACCGTATGGCCTTGTATGGCAGCCCCAACTTGACACCCGTGCCGATGTTCACAGTCGTGGCAGCAGTCGCACCGAACGTCGCGTAGTTGAACGACTTGAAGCACTTGTTGCCAACTACAGGCGTTGCACCGTTGAGCGTGAAGCTCTCAGCGATGGGCTGGTTCAGGTAATCATAGCCGAACAGCGTCACGTTGCTGGTCGCTGCACCACTCGCCACGACCGTGACGTTGCGACCGAATGGCTCAGGCACAGCAGTCACACCGCTGAGGTCAACCTGACCAGCAACAGCAATGTTCAGCGCATTGGCCACGCTATTCGCAACAGCAGCCAACGGTGCACCGAAGTTCACACGTGTGTTGCCGTTGTAGTTGACATCCGAACTATATGCCATCGCTGGCACATACATGTTGATCCGGCGCGGAAAGTTCGTGCCGATAGCCATGATGTTAGCCATTACTCAATGTCTCCTTCCATGACAGCAGTCAGTCCACCGACCGACCGGGCACGTGGCCTGTTGTGTTGTGCTCGCTCCACCAATTCCTTCGGTGACAGTGACACGTCCGCTGGCACTTCTTCACCAGAGTTCATGTCCACGAGCCGTGGTTGTCCAAGCACACCGATCCGCTGCAACTGATCTTCATCATCAGCAGCGATGAGCATGCTATGCCCTTGCGGGAAGTAGATCATCCACGCCTCAGTGAACTGCTCTTGCTTAGGCACGAGCTTGCGTGTGATCACCTGCTTGTTGCCAAGTGGACCAACGCTACGCACATCTTCCTCGATGTGCATCACCATGCGCGTGAACTTGCCAGTCACCTTCTCGGCTTGGAACGACGGCTTGAAGTCAATGTTACTCGTTGGCATGCTCACCTCGCCGGTAGCGTTGTAGCTTCATCAGGCGGGAACTCCGGTTCCTCTGGTTCCGGTTCCTCCGGTGGCAATTCCTCTGGCTCTGGTTCCGGTTCCGGTGCTACTACAACATTCACGTGCGGACCATACGATGATGCATTCGGGAACGCCTTCAATTCGCGCTCATGCTCAGGTGTGCCTGCTACGATCTCGGTCTGCCCTGGTAGTGTTTCATCGTAACCAGCACCGTGCTGTTCCTCTGCTGCTGCTTCTGCTTCCTCAGCAGATGCCTCAGCCGCAGCTTTGTGTGCAGCTTCGTCTTCATCACGCCGTGCTGCACGTTCGGCTGCTCGTGCGTCCTTGTCGCTCATCTCTGCCTCCTAGTTGGTCAACACTGCATGTGTGCGGAACGCCCGCCACAAGCACCACTGGCCCTGCCACACTACGCGGCTGCCAACTGCATCCACGTTCCACGGTGCGACCAGTTCCTTCACCTTCATGTTGACACCGCGCAGCATATGCAGACGCAGAAACGTGTCGTTGATGAAGTAGGCATAAGACACCGGGCAGTCTTCGTCATACATCAGTGGTATGCCGTTGTGCATGCAGCCCTCGAACCCGAGATCGAACATGCGCTTGCCAGCCTTACCCTCTGACAGCGGGATCGTCATCTTGTCGCGCACTGCCTGTCGATACATGCGGTAGATGTTGCGGCCCGTGAGTATGACGGATGGCCTGTCACCTTTCAGTGTCAGGTCCATCAGCACGTCATCGAACACTTCTTCGATGTTCGTGCTATCCATGCCACCTGCGAACACGTAAGCAGAAGTGCGCCACTGAGGCTGAGTAGCACGGTTGATACCACCAAGAGTGCCCACGGTTGGATTGGTAGGAATAAGAGAACCAAGACCAAGAGGGTCAGTCCCACCACCAACAGCATACAGGTATTGCGAGAACTTATCCTTGATGCTCTCTTCCAGCACATTCATCTTCTCCTTCATCAGCTTGAAGATGGCGGCTGCACCGTTGTTCTCGTCTTGCTCCTGATCACTGATGATCACCGTGCCGGCAACACGCGAGTAGCCATACTCCACCGTATCGAACTCGTCGGTCTGGTTGACAGGTAGCGGCGAGTAGTAAGAATACGACGTGATGTTCGGATTGCGGCCAACAGTGAGCGGATTGGTGATGTTGTAACCACCATCCTCATACTCCACTCTGTCATTCGCGAACACCCACGCCATGAGTGCGTTCGACTTGATACTTGCCATCACCAACTTGCGTCGGCTCTTGGTCAAGGTGCTGTGCAGAACATCTGCAACAGCAGGGATGATTGTTCCAACAGGCATAGCCTACCCTCTCAATTCAGGTTGACACCATGTTCCCGCATCGACTGCCGAATGATGTCGGCCCACGATGCGTTCTCGTTATACTGTTGCACCGCACCGTCACCTACTGGTGTGGCACCGTTACCACCCGCACTGCGTCGTCCTGGCAGTGGGCGTTGTTGCTGGGGAGGCTGCTGAGGGGTAGGCTGCTGACGTTGCTGCGCAATTTGCGCTTTCAACGGCTGTGTCCAATCCAGTCCATTCTCGTGTGCCCACCGGATCATCTTGGTGTAGGCACTTTGGAGGGATAGGCCGGGTTGAGCATTCAACATTTCGGCCAGCACGTCAAGGTTGGAATTCGCCTCGCCGTTATCATCGAGAAACACTTGCAGATCGGCCTCGGCTCGCTGCTTCATCTCGGCTTGCTGACGTGCAGCTTGCTGCTGCTGCGTCAACGGCATCATCTTGTTGTCAATCATCCGAGCAATGGCAGTCATGTCCATGCCCGGTGTGACACCTTGCTCCATGAATGGTATCGGATAGCCCTTGCTCTTAACCTCCGCTACCAAATACTCAAGCGTCTTCACTGGATCACGCAGGAAGTCACTCATCACACGGATCGCAGCGATCTGATCCTGTGGTGCGACATTCAATCGCACTGCTTCCTGTGTTACTTCATTGATGCTAGCCAACTGGCGAGATGCATTCTGCAACTGCGTCTTCAGTTGGTTGTTCTCACGTGCGTGTCGTTGCCCATCCTCGAATACACGCCGCTCGATACCACCTTTGGCTACGGTGCGTCCTGTGATCGGATCAACGAGATCGCGGGTATTAGGATTTTCCTGGTTCGGGACTTCAACAAGTCCGTCGTGTCGTCTGCGGACTGCTGCATCACGTTGTGCTGCGCTGCCTTCGCTACCATCCTGAGTAGGCTGCGCACTTGTAGTGGTGTCGCCGCCATCGTGCGTCGGCTGCGCACTCGTTTGCGCTGGGCCGCTATCAGTAGATTGACCACCGCCTGCATCTCCACTGCTGCTATCCTGAAAGTCAGGTATCGTGTTGAGGATGTTGTCCTCGGTTGATCCGCTCATGCTGCTGCTCCCTGCGGTGCTACACTAGGTGCTGCACCTTGTCCTTGGCTGGCCAACATCTGTTGGAATA